TAAAGTTTTCTGCGAATGAAAGAGCTTCTTTTCGGGTAGATGCAAGATTAAAAGCTTCTTCCGCTTTTTGTCTAGCTTTAATATTATCTTGTATAGCCTTAGCAACTTCTTTTAAATCGTCAATTTCTTCAGCATATAATGCTTTTCTACTTTCAAGGTAATACTGTTTCTTAGCTTCGATTAATTTTTCAATTTCTTCTCGTGTTTTATAGACTGCATTACCTTCTGCATCATAATGACTGATAATATCAGGCATTATAGATGACATTTCTTGATGCAGAGAATTTAATTCTTCTTGAGTTCCATTAAAGTTTTCGTATTGTTTATAAAGTTCTTCTATTTTTTGAACTTGCGTTTCTGTTTCTTGAACGGATTGTCTTAAATTTTCGACATATTCTTGATGCGCTTGTTTGGCACGCATGAAAGATGTTATTAATTTTTCAAGGACGAAAGTTACTGCTGCAAAACCAAGTCCAATCAGTGTAGATGCAGCTAATGTTCTAAATGATGTAATTAATCCTTTTATTGAAACATTTAAAATTTTTGCTGTATTACTAGCAATCTTTCCTTTCTTAGAAAAATTGTCTAGAGATTTGTTTGCCCTTTGGATTAAACCGTCTCCCCAACCTAATGTATTACCTAGCTCCTTTGCTCCGCCATCAAGTAAGCGGATTCCTGCAAAGGCTACTCCCGTTGCAATGGGAAAGAAACCAACTGATTGAACTACCTTATCAATGATTTCAACAAGACTTGTTAAAGCATCGATAGTTTGATTTATTTCGCTACTGTTAAATGTATTGCTCCACAAGCCTTCCATAGTTGCTTTTAGCCTATCAATATGAGCTTGTGTTGATTGAAGATAAATGTTGTACTTATCTTGCGTTGTTCCTGCTGCGTCTAGTGCTTGCTCGTAAAGTGGAATCGTATCAGCATAACCTTCCATGAGGTTTAGGAAGCGCGACTGTTGATAGGTCTTTCTGTTACTTTCGGTAATAAAACCTACTGACCATGTAAAAAATTACATGGCGGAGGTAGTGCTTCCAAGAGTGTCTTTACACTCGACTACCTCTCCATGTGTCTCCACATGGAACAGACTATATCTTTACCCTAATACTAGGGTAGTTGGCGTATAGTCGTTACGGGAAATTTTACTCAAATACAATATTGTATTTTATATAATTTTTCTCAGTTTTCCATACCTTTTATCAAAAACTTTATCACTAATTTCAATTTGATAATGCCAATATCCACTATCAAAATGTATTTTTGCTTTCTTAAATTCTTCAATAATTGTTTTATCGTCAGGCAAATAATCTCGGGGTGAATTAATCAAAATTTGTTTCCATCCTCGTGATTTTAAAAATAAATACCTCTTTAATTCAGATTGTATAAAATCTTCGTATGAAATGCGTCCCATTTTTACTTGTAGATCATGTCCTCCGCCATTATATTCTATGTATATTTTTTCTTCGGGAAATGCAATATCAAGATTTAAAATGTCTACTTGATAATTTAATTCTCCACCTAATAGATTATGTAAATATAATTGTTGTTTTGATACTTGTACATTTCCATTTTTGTATAATGATTCTTTTTGTTTTCTTATTATACTTTCTTTGATTTCTGGAATTTTCATTATATGATCTACACCATATTTCTCAATTATTGTTTTCTTAATTTTAATTTTTATTTCTTCACTCTGAAATACATTATCGACCTTATATTTTTTTCTAACTGTATCTTTTTGTTTGTCTTGAAAAATTGCTAATTGAAAAACATTTTCTACTCCATATTTTTGTAAATTGGTTTCTTTAGTTTTTATTTTATATTCATCAGTTTGTGTGTAATGTTCGACACCGTATTTTTTCTTCAGTGTATCTTTCACCTTTTGTTTGATCTCTTCAGCTTTCATTGGACTTGTTTTTCCGTATTTCATTAAATTCGTATTTTTTATTTTGTTTTTAACTTCTGGTAAATGCATTTGATGCTCGACACCATATTTTTCTTTTACAGTATTTTTCATTTTCATTTTTGTTGATTCTAATTGTGTCGTGCTTTCTACACCATAAACAATTAAATTGCTTTCCCTTCTCTTTTTGCCCGAACATTTTACACAACTATCTTTCTTTACAATGTTCTTTTCTGTTTGTCGAACATGATTGCAATAAGTCCTTAAAAATGTTTTATTACAATAATCACATGCAATCAATATTCTTATTTTGCTATTTTTAGGGAGGTGATCTACTTTAACATCAATTTCTTCATTAACACAACAATTGTATCCCAAATCTTTATAATGTTTTATATTTTTCCGACTAATTCTCACTCTTATGAACTTATCTACTATCATTATTTATCCCCTATTGATTTTTGCATTGTATTTGAGCAAAATTCTTCCCTCGGTATTACCCTCAGCATGATCTGTTAGGGCTTCCACCGATATAGCCAACTTTTCACCATACAATTACTTGTATGGGGGGCTACCACTTAACCCGCTATCGTAGTCGCCAAATAAGCTTGTTGCCTTGAATCTAGACTATTCCACTTAGCCCCTAGTTCATCCATTACATCTCCGAAATTTCTAAACTGACCGCGAGCGTCCATTAGCTGGATGCCTACTTCGGCCAATGCCTTTGCAACTTGGTTGACTTGTGTACCATCTTCTTCATCAAAACCATATTCTTTTAGATTTTGTACGCGAGCCAAAATTGACTTGATGGAGTTACCTATGGTTGCTGCATTCTCACGAGTGCGAGACGATAAGACGGCAATCCATGAAGCTACTTTTTCAAATTCAATATTGAGAGCACCAGCCGTACCACCAACACGTTGAAAGGCAACGCCAATTTCATCTGCCAATCTGTTACTTTCACCTTATAAGTTCTTTACCTTATAAGGCTACTGACCATACGCCATATATCATTTACAATATACGGCGTATGGCGACCAAGTATTTCTACTTGGTTCCTCGTTTTCATAAATGCTATATAAAGTAATAGCCTTTGGATTATAGACGAGGATCGGACTGTATCTTAATCCTTCATATGAAGGACTGTTGGCGTGGATTATATGTCACCATATAATCACTCAGTCTCTACGAAACATCACCAATTAAATATAATCGACCATAATCATAAGATTCAATTTTGTTTTTGTACTTTACTAAATTATTATCTATATCAAAAACAATCCATGAATTGTTTTCTAAAATACCACAAGCATAATCAATTATTGACTTAATCTTTTCTGGTGCAGGCACTCTGTCTCTTTTGCTTATTATTCTTATTTCTTTCCATCCTCTTCGATATAAGGAATATCTCCGCCTCTTTTCTTTTTCATCAAATTCTTCCTTTGAAATTTGACCTATTTTTACAGCTAAGTCATGTCCACTTCCATCAAATTCTATATATATTTTATTTTCTGGAAAGGCAATATCTAATACAGAATTACCAACAGGATAATTTAAAACCCCACCAACAATATTATGTATATGTTTTTGTTGTCTAGAACATGGATGTTTACCAAATTTATATTTTGTTTTTAAGATTCTACTTACTCTACACTTCCAACATCGTTTTCCTGATTTAAAATCAGCCAAAGAAATAAAAGATTTATTTCCGCATTCACAAATATATTCAAGTGGTTTATGATATCCTTCATATGTTTCAAATAACGGTACACAACCACCATCAATAAAAACTTTTCTTACTGTATCAATATCAAATTTAAATTGATCGGATAATTTTTTTAAACCGCAATCTTTACATCTTTGACCTTTTTTAAAGTTAGAAAAAGTGGTCTTAGCATGCTTCCCACATTGACAAATATATTCTAAAACATCATTAGCACCAGTGTAAATAGATAAAAGCTTACATCCATGTTCTTCGAAATATTTAGCAACATATTCTTGATCATACTTTTCCAATCCGCTACAAATTTTGCAACCATTTTTCCTAGTTTTAAATTTCCCAAAGATCGTTTCTCTTAAATTTCCACATTTACAAATGTATTTTAGTTTAGTTTTAGAATTTTTATATTCATCTAATAAAATACAACCTTTGCTTCTAAAAAAATTATCAACATATTCATGTGTGAATTTAATATTATTTTTCCCCATATACCAACTCCGTTCTATTTTTTTATATTAGTGGTCGATTATATATTTGATGATGTTCCACGGAATTACCTGTCCCCAAGCTTCTTCCGTACAAGCCAACTTTTCACCAGTAACTTACGCTACTGGGCGGCAAAATATCCAAAATTTACCGGTCGCCGTGGCGTCACCAAGGTACGCGAACACGTCCGATGCTCGTTCAATATCTACACCCATCGAGTTAACAGTCGCCGTTAAAATTTCAGCCGCATCTTTAAATTCCAAGCTACTAATCTTCGCATATTGCGTGGTAATTTGAAGACGTTTCATTACTTCATCTTGAGTTAAACCTTGCCGATAAAATTCTACTGACGCTTCGGCAATTTCTCGTGTAGTAACACTCATTTCTTTGGCAAGATTATTATATTCTTCAGCTAGACCACGGACTTCTTCTTGATTCTTTCCTAAAACAATCGCTATTTCATTGAGTTTCGAATCCAGTTCAGTTGTATATTGCAATCCATATTGAAAGAACCGCATAGTCTGCATGATTACTGTACCAGAAAATAACCACACAGGGAATTTTATAAATGCAGTCCTTATTGCTTCACTAAATCCTAAAATATAAGATGTTGCTGTACTCGCATTTGCCTTAATTTGTTTTAGTTCATAGTTAAAATCTTGAAATGCGCGTTTGTATTCCGGTGTAAATGCTATTGATTGCAACCTATTTTCAAGTTCATTCAACCCTTTTGTTACATTTGGATCGGCTCCAAATCTTCTACGCAAATCAGCAATTTCTAGTTCAGCTTTTTTTCTTTTATTCAGAAAATCTTCATAATGTCTTGTTTCACGCTGTTCTCTATCATGTAGAGCCTTTAGCCACCATCGTTCGTATTCTTGCTCTTGTTTTAAGCGTCTTTGATATTGCCTCTCTAGCGCCTGTTGTTCTTTGAGATCGCGATCACGTAAAGCTTTTTGCCACCATTGTTCATACTGTTGTACTTCTTTTGCCCGCTGTTCTAACTCTCTTAATTGTGCATTAACCCTTGAAAAATCAGCTTTACTAGACCGTTCATTAAGTTTTGCAAAGCTATTTGCCAAATCTGCAACTTTTTCATTTGTAGAACCAAATACTTTTTCAATTTGTGTAAAGCGGTTTGTAAAATCGCGTACAAAATTTTCGTATTTCTTTTTTGCTTCGTTTAATTTTCCTTGATCTAAAACTTCTTCGATTCTAGTTGTAATTATCGATCCGTCTTCTTGAGGACGATATGTTGTAGTAGTGTATTTAAATTGATCTCCTCTGGTTTCTCTTATCTCACTTACTTTTCCAGAACCAGAGCGTATTGTTGTTTTTCTACTTAATTCATCTATATTTTTTGATAATTCTTGTACAGATTTAGCTTCTTTTTGTAGTTGCTTTTCATGTTCTCTTGAGGCTTGTGTAGCTTGTTCTGTTAATTGACTTAATTTCTTAAAATTCTCATTTCCGATTTGATTAATTGAACGTAAAGAATCCTCAATTGATTTTAATGTTTCATTATCAATATTGATTTTTATATTTAATTTATTTATTTTTTCTTCTATTCGTTTGATTGCTGCATTAATATCACCAGTTTCTTTATCTTCATCGATAAAGAAACTCAGTATAATACCTAAATCTTTATCATTTTCGTTCGCCACAATCCATCACCCCTTTTTCCAGAAAATAAAAAGGAGTGGTGGAACATAGCCAACTCACTCCTTCTCATTTGCATTTTCAATGATTTCTTTGTCTTCCTGATAAATATTTTCAAAAATGTCATAAAGGCGATCATAAATTAGAGCCTTTTCACCTTTATATTTATTTGGACAATTCATAATTGCTTCTTGTAATGTTAGAAGCATTTTTTTATTTTCTTCATCTTCTGCAATAAATACTTCTTCGTTTACGAGATCTTCATATTCTTGTTTAAATTTTTCTTCGTCAATAACATCATAAACATTTCGGCCATCAATTTTTTTAGTCTTTGGATTACCTAATTCATCAAGGCGACAATGTTCTTTAAGTAATTGCCAATGATATTGCTTAAATTCTTTATATTTTTCTTCGAGAATTCTAAGGAATTTCATTCGCATACGATTTTTTCTACCTTCTAATTCAAGCTCATTAAGCAGAAAATCGGAAATAGTCATTATCTCGCCGTTAAAAAATTTCATTGAATTCTCCCCTTAAAATCTCTATTTTATTGTTTTGATAAGTAATTTTTTAGTTTCTCAAGTTCTTTCCATTCTCGATCTTTCGCACTTAAATCGTTATAAATTTTGTACATTTCACTTGAAGTCCAGCCCATTATTTCGATTATAAAGTCTGAACTTAAACCTAGTCTGGTAAGATGCGTCACAATATAATGCCGTAAACAGTGAGGGTAAAAAGGCACTCCTAAAAACTTTTCCCATTTCTCCATCCATCCTCTAACCGTATCAACCGTAGCTGGCTTGCCATCTCTCCGAATAAAAATATAATCATGTTCTTCGCCATGTTCTTTCATTATTTTCTCTCTTTCAGGTAACCATGCTTTGTAATACGGTAAGAAGACATCTTTAATGATATATTTTGTTAGTAGCTTTCCGGCTTTTGTTCGACCTTTTGTCTTGATCGGTTTCAATGTCTCTAAGAACATATCGTCAAATGCTGTATGATTTTCATTGATAATCGAAGTTGTAAACCTAAGCAATTCAGATACTCGTGCGCCACTACCAATAGCTAAAGCTAGTAAACAAGCCTCTTGTGGTCGATTTATTTCATTACTTAAATATTCCAACAATCCATTAACTTGTTGTTCGGAAAGAACCGTCTTTTCTCTAATAGGGTTCTTTGGCATACTTTCAATCGTCTTTAATATTATATTTCTGAAGTTTGGATATTCTTCATCGTAATAGGTTTCAATAAAATTGGAAAAGGCGCTCAAACATGATTTCATACGTCCGAAGCGTGCCGATCCCCACTTGAGTTCTTCAACACAGTAAGCAAAGAATTCGGCAAATTCCAATTTCTTTATATTAACAAAGAATTTATTTTCGTTATTTAACAAATTCCATGTGAAGAAAATATTCAAATCACTCTTATATGCTTCAATAGTTCCATCGGAACATCGGGTATTCTTTTCTCTTAAAAATCTTTGTATTAGTTGCTTATTTTTTGGATTTATTTGTTCTTCCAACTCAGGCGAGGTAATAACTTTACGATATGTCTTTCTTCCCACTGTATCACCACCTAACTTATTTAATTGATATTCCCCTCTTCTTCATTCCTTCTTTAAATGCTTTTATATGATCATTATTTCTTTTTAATCGAACTTTTGTTCCAGAGTAAAAATCGCGTGGAAATGGTTGTAGTCTGTAAATCTTAGAACCTGTCCATCGATATCCGACACCGCTAACAATAATTCTGTCGATTGGTTCATCATCGTATGACGGATATTTACTGTTTCCTATTGTTAAGTTTCTGATGATAATCGTGTTATCACCTATTTTTTTTACAACCATATTTGACGTGTCTGCAAGACCACCATCTAACCCACGTCTTTCATAAGGAACAAAAGCATCGGATTCATATGCTGTATATGTTTCTTCAATAATTGTGTCACTCATATTTTGTTTTACAACTTCAGAAACTTCGTTCTGTAATGTATCAAGAGCTTGTTTTTTTACATGAGAAAGCAAACTTTGTAAATCTCTAAACTTAGGCATCAGTCTCGACCTTATTTATTTCAGAATTAAGAAACGTTTCCCCAATACGATTTTCAATAATTTTTGTATTCTCATTTACTTTTTGAATTGCTTCGTCAATTTTCTTAAGTTCTTCTTGAGGTAACGCATTTAGTAAATCTTCAAGAACCCCTAAATCAATAAGTTTTTCGCAAAGCACGATCATCTTATCAACATCTAAAGGTATGATTTTTTCGAGGCTTGTGAAATGCTTTAAAAGTAGCATATAAAACACGAAGGTAATATCTCTACCGATATCGCTATAATCATTTCGATTTTGCAATTGGTTCATAATATCTTGATAATTATTGATTAATTTTTGAATACTGGTTGGTTTAAAATTTTCATATACATCACAGTAACTACCATCACTAAAATGCACTCGCTTCATTTTATTAAATTTATCGTTGTGCAGTTTATTAATATTTGAAATTGACAAGTGTTTCATGCAAACACTCCCTAATAATTAATAATTATTAATACAGAAAAAAATACGGCGCACCTAATCAATTAAGTGCGCCGTATCAGAAAGATTATTCATCTTCGTAAATGCTCATTGTATAGAGTGTATCTACACCATTAACTTTAACAGGGAATACGTCGAATACAAGAGATAGTGTACTTGGATCTCCTGTTGGAGCGAAACTAATTGTAAAGTCGGATCGCAGTCTTGCTTTGTAATACTTAACTTGCATCGCTACGTCCACGCCTGCCACTTCATCAGCATACAGTGTGTCGCCAACCATAAATACATATGGCGGAACGCCACGCGCTGTAAAGTTTAGTGTATGTGCACTAGTAGCTGTCCATTGATAAAACACCTGTACTTCATCGCCTGCGTTTACTGTGGCATCAATGCCTAAAGTAACTTCGTTGCCAGTGACATTTAGCACAGGTTGATCATCAACGAGGATACCATTTTTATATGAATATACAGATACATCGCCAATAGGAGTTTTAGATAAGGTAACTACCTTCGCGCCACTATCATCTTGCACAGTTAAACCTTCTACCTTAAAGATGTCTTCATTTTTCTTTGCGATATTTTCCCCTGCAAGCAATGCAAGATGTTGCATGGTAAAAATTCGTGTTTCTATTGTAATGGTTGTTTCTTTGTCACCGTGCCATGAGATACGACGAGGGTTACCCCTACCGCCTCTCGCATATACTACTTCAGCCGTGTTTTCCATTTGAACAGAAGTTGCATAGTCAAAAACCAGATAGGGTTTTTTGGTTGAATAATTAAAGATCTGCAAGTCCATTATCTCTCTAGAACCATAACGACCTAAATCAAGTGCCATTTATAATCCATCCTCCTAGAAATAAAATAAAAATCCCCCTTATTAGAGGATTTAAAGCGACTGTTATAATTTACCACTTATCATCCAATCAGGAAGTTCAACGCCCTCCTTTAAGTGGCCGTTTGCCCAAACCTTTAGATATCTCATATGATTTTCTTTTAAATTCAATCTTTCAAAATGCTCAAAAATTTGATAAATAGTGAGTTTACCTACATTGAAAATATTAATACCGTTCCCATCGGCATTGCACAGTATTGATAAAATATCTTTTAAAGATAATCCTGTTTTTTTTTCCATCAATTTTTCTTTTATTTTTTTTCTTTTCAAAAACAATTCTCTGGCTTTTTTGTTTAGAAATTTTCGTTTTTTCTCATTCGTTTCTTCCGTTATGCCATTTTGCTCTTTTATAATAGCTACTACTTCTTCAAAATTATCTTTTGATACAAAGACCTTGTTGTCGATTTTAAAAATGGAAAAGACGTTATCAAATATAACTTCTTGTTTCGTAAAAAAAGAAAAAGCTTCTTGAACCAATTCTCTTGTGAAATCAAACGAAACAAATAAGTCAAATTCATTAACGTCATATATCTTGTTTAAAGTGTCATCATCAACTTTTAGTACATGTTTAAAAATTGCTTCTACGTCAAATAATGCCGCATGTAAATATACACTATATTGCAATTCACCGATTTCACATATTTCTTCAATTGTCGGAGAATATATAGGAAAGCCATTATAATCAATAGGCTTACCAAGAAAATTTCTTAAGCGGTTCTCCATTGAAAATCACCTAATTAAAATCAACAGGTTTGTAAGCAATATAGGCACCTGAATATGTATTGGCATTATGAACAGTAAATTCGTCCATTTCATAAAACTCTAATTTCCCAATACCAATACCACGATATTCATTTAAAGACTCATCAATTTTATTTAGAAGAAAATCAATTCTGGTTGTACCATAATCCGTTTTAAACAAAGTCCTGTGGCTAAATACAGAAACATAAATGATTCCACTTTTAAACGATCCGTTTATGTTTCGGAATCTGCTAAAATGAACCGCCAAGTATGTTTTAGCTTGATCTGTAACTGTGGGAACAAAAGAATGTGGAAATATATTTTTATATATTAATGCTGTTGGATCATCTATATCATCTAAATCTAAAAAATTCTCTTGTTGATAATGAATAGCTTTACATATTTCTTGGGACTGTATTAATTTTAGTACAATTGATTGTTTATATTGCCCCAATTCTTTAAATCTTGCCAATACATCACCCTCTTATGGTTAGAAAATAGGTTTCATCTGTATCCTCTTCCATTCAACAATATCTGGATTTTCTAAAAGCTGAACCCTTAATTGCACATATCCAGAATTTGAATTGTTATTCTTAACTACACAAAAATTATTATTTTGTTCGATTATAGTCGCTAATTGTGTTGATGTAGACATATCATCGGCAAATAATTGAAATGACACTTCTCCATCCACGACAACTCCGTTGTTAAATACTGTTGCATAATATTGTTTTGATTGACCATATTTGATTTCATTTGATCCTTCAATAAATATTGAATAATTATCAATAGTTAATTCTTGAATATTAATTGTAATTGTGCTCATAATACTGTTGTTATTTTCGAGAGCAACTGTTATAACAACTTCCCCTTCAGAGATAAATGTTACTAAACCATCGTCACTTACGGTGGCGATTTCTTCATTAGATGAAGAAAATATTAATTTTTCATTTACTATTTCATTATTCTTTTTGACAACAACATTTAACTGAAGTATGTCGTTAACATTAACATCAATAATGCTTCCATTTAAAATTTCAATTTTGTAATTTGAGTAACCATTGAAATAGTCAGCTATTTCTAAGTCCACATTATCTGTGGCAGTATTGATCTGATCTTCTTCAAGAATTAAGTGAATAATATTATCAAATTCAATTGAATCCTTCGTAATAATCTTCCATGCACGTCCATCGAAGATAAACCGTTTTTCTTTTTTAAATTGAGATGTTTCTTCGTTTAATGGAATCAAGATATTTCTTCGTTCATTGCTTATATTAATAAATTTTCCGTTTTCAATACCATATGTTGATACTGTATCGGATCTGTAAGTAAACGGTATTTCTTTGATTTCTCCATATTGATTTATCCATCGTAATATTCCGTGACATTTTAGCATTATACTATGGTCGAATCCGCCACGAAGATGTTCGGTTTTTAATAATAAGTAGTATTTTTTATTTTCATAATCTGTGTCTGAGTGCTCAATTATGTCTCCGGGCTTAAACTCGTCTATGGTTCTTGTAATTAATTCCTTATGAAATATTGATTTTATTGTACCGGATTTTTGAAAAATGCGATTATAATCGACAATACATTGATATGGAATACCGTCTCTATAAACGGTATTTGCTCTTGAAGAATTGATAATGATAGCATACGGACTGATCGCATTATTCTCTTGTTCCGTATATCTATCAGCTAACTGCTGAAGAAAATCGCCATCGTGATCGCCATTTGCAATATATTTTTTGTATCTTAAAATTTTTGATATATCCATTCAAAAAACCATCCTTAATAAATACTTTTTGGCTGCCATGTTAGACGATCACGACTATAATAATTTGCAATATTATTTACTACTTGCAGTTCAATATCTTTGATCATATTTAAGAAACTATTTCGGTTATTGGCAGGAGAAAAAACATTAAGTTCTTTCGAATTAAAAGTTATCTCAAAAGCTTTTAATTTATTTTTATCTTCTTCGAGATAACTTAAATACATTAAATCCGCCAGTAGACTAATCTCTTGTGGAACAAGATCTTTGTTAAATTTTTCGTCATCCCGATCATATAAATCAACATCGGGAAGACCATAATTATATAAACGATCAACGGCTCGTTCTAACAGGCTATGCAAATGATCGTTGACAAGATCTTCAATTTCTTCTTCGGTTATATTTTTATAATTAAGAAACTGACTATCATTTTTAAGTCTCTTTAAGAATTTTTCATACACTACATCATAAGGTGTGCTCAAATTTTATCCACCTTCTTTTTAGTACGTATCCTCCTCGACATTTTCACTGTCTTTATTGCTTTTCTTTGTGGTGTTTTTATTTTGTTTTGTTAATTTTTCTACTTGTTTTAAAAGATCTTCAATTGCATTTTGAGATTTGCGTAGCAGTTCATCTTTCTCTTTAATAATGCGAGTTTGTTCCTCACGTTCTCTTTCGAGTTCATTGACACGTTTCGTAATATCTTCAAGAGTCTTTTCTAATTGATCTTTCTTAATTTTTTCTTTCTCAGCTTCAAGAATCCGACTAATTACACTGTTCGGATTTCGCCTGCTACCACTAATTAGTTCGTTTAGACGTTCAGAAACAGCAGAGACAACATCATGACTAGCTCGTTTGCCTATGCGCTCCATTTGGAATAGCATTGACTTCATACGAGTAATGAGTGCCATTGAATTGATATTGCTAATTCGCTTAATGGTTTCAATCCCCTCAGTCATTAAAAATTCTATCATTTCATAATCGGCCATAATATTTTCTCGATCTTCTATTCCCAGCTTCTTGTAAATTTCATCTTCTTCATCAGGATGGAAACGGAGAAGACCAATTTTGAAAATATCTGATTTTGTATTTTCTGATTCAATATCATCCCAATGTACTCGTTCTACCACAAATTCTTCATCTTCGGATCGACCACGGATAAAAACACCGGACGGAATATGATTACTTGGAAAACCAACTGGAGAAAAACCATAATTATAAACACGAATTTTACCGTTTACCTTATCGATTGCCATTAACTAAATCCTCCCTTATATTTAGCAGGGCGCTGTTGTAATCAGCGCCCTTATCCAATTTATTTTTATGTATTTATCTATTAGCTAAATACAATACGAGCGATCTTATCTAGGTAATAAATCACATAATCAAATTCGTAGCCTGTGAATTTGAGATGAACTTTTTCGGCGTTGTTATCATATGTTTCATAGTAACGTAGTTCACCGCGCATATCGCAATCGCCAATCTTGCCAGCAATACCGAGGATACGCTTATCAGGAATCAGATTTAGACCTTTTGAAGTCTTCTTAGCGGTTGGTACACTTGTAATACGAACACCGTCATACATAGCAAGACGGCCCATACGATTAAGTTCGTTTTTCATTTCATCGCTGAGGAAAGACTCATAACCTTGCATACGTGAAATTGGATCAACATACTTTGACAGACCAACCATGAACGGATCACCTTCGGACATATCACGAAGATAACGTGTAAATACGTCCGCATTGGCTTGTGTTAGAGATGAACCAGCATTAATGTTTTGATCTCCGACCGGAATAGCATCTAGTGCTGCGTCAATACCAGCAAATAGACGATAGAAGAATTCTTGCTCGAAAGCTTCCCGAGTTAGTTCAGCCATCTTTGCAAGTGACTTCCAGCCGTTGCGACGTAGATCAGAATAATTTAGTTCTGTTTCAACTTGTAGTGAATGCTTTACTGGTTGGAAAAGGGTTGGATCAACGTATGACTTAGGAACATTGCCTCCACGGGTAGCATCATGTACAACTAATGTATTCTTTGGTAGACCAGTATAAAGTTTTTCGTCAAATTCACCAATTGAACCCATGTTAAAAATACTAGACAGGATACTCTGATCTGGTTGGAAAACAAGAGGCTCAACGGTCTGTTTAATAAGTTCAGATACCAGTGTAGCATTTTCAGGACTGCGGCCACTATTGCCGACTTCTTTTGCAAAAGCATCGAGAACTTCAATCATTTCTTTATCGCTTGTATCAAGTGTATTTACCTTTGCGCGTTCAGATACTTCAATAATATTTTTTTCTTTTAAAGCGCTTGCAACTTCAGTATTAAATAGTTTGCTCATATGATTATTACTCCTCCTTGTATAATTCAGTTAATCAAATAAAAATGAGGAAGCTTTTGCTTCCTCAAATAAATTATTTATTGTTTATTTAAAATAGTTATTCTACAGTTACAGGATTTACAACTTCAAAACGATATAGCGTTTTGTCGCCGTCTGCATATGTACCTAAATATTTAAATACAGATGCGCTACCTGATTCAGCTTTTACTAGTTTGCCTTTATCATTTGATGTGCCAGCTACAACATAATCGCCAGCCGTAAGACCTGTAGCAACCACTTGGTCTGTAGCAAACTGACCACCAATACCGTATTTAATTAGAACCGCTCGGCTACCAGCCTTTACAGTGTCCATTTGAGGATCATATGCGCTAATATCAACATCGGCAAGATGACCAGTAGGTTGATTGTCTGCATCTAGAATGTAAACATCTACACCCTCGCCGCTTGCGGCATCGGCCTTACCAGTCGTAAGATTTTTAACTACAACAGAACCACGTTTTAGATCTTCTGAAACTGTATAGATTTCAGTAACTTTTGGTGATACAATAACTTCTCGTAACATAATAATTACTTCCTCCTCTTATTTGCGTTTATTTTGAATTGCATTTTTTATAATTTCAAATGCAGTAGCCATTAATTTATCGTCATCGCCATCATTAAGGTTGGCTTGCGCACTTTCAACATTGACATCTTTTGCAATTTCGTTATTCTTACTTTCGCTTACTTCTAGTTCTTTTTCTTTATTTTCTTTAAACTTCTGAATAGCCTTGCGACCTTTAATAACATCAATCTTTTCTTTTGACGCTTCAAAGTTGTCAAGGGTTAATTCAGCGATAATTGTAGATAGAGTTTCATCGCTCTCTAATTCTTCAGAAGTAATTAGATCGTCTTCGAGTGCATATGCCTTTAATTCTTCTTTTTTGCTTGCAAGTTCTTTTTCTTTTTCTGCTTGCTCAAGCTGTTCGAGTTTTTCCTTGTAAGTCTTCAACTCTGCATTTTCAGCTTCAAGATCTTCTTTTTCTTTTTTTGCATCTGTNAGAAGCTTACCAGCTTCAGCTATTTGTTTTTCAGCTTCTTCAAGCTTTGCTTTCAGATCGGACAGTTCTTCATCGATTTTTGATTTTGGCACAAATACCATTTCAACTTCACGACTAGATGTAATACTAATCGTATCATTTGAATTGACCACATAAGTAAATTCAATAAAATCTGTATCTTTTTCTCTGTCCCACACATAAGCAATTGCTTTATATTCATAGGGATAAAGCATTGCAAGATAATAGTACTTGTCTTCTGATGTGCTGTTGATAGCTTTTCTTACCTTACGATAAATATCATTTTCGGTAAGCGAAGAGACTTGCTTCTTGTCCTCCACTTGCTTTCCTCCTTCACTACTTTCTTTATTATTTAAAAGTTCAGAAATCATATCTTCAGATAGAGCATCGATCAATTCTTGATCAATATTCTCGCTTGCACTTTCAATAACTCCTGAACTTTTATAAGCTGGCTTTACATCAGCACCAAGGCAACAATGACCAATAAATTCGCCTTTATCAATTACTTTAACGTTTTTACCATTTACTTTTTCGGTATGAGATTCAATAACAGATATTTCCCATGATGTTTTTAAACCTTGTTTGCTATTAATACGTTTACTAAAGACTTCGAAAGCTTTCTTAAACCTCTTCCATACTTTTGCTTTTGCAGTTATGTATTCAATTCCATCGATTTCTTCGATTTGAACATCATAAAAGCTACCAAATGCTTGTGTATCAAATTCTATTTCATAATGAGTTTCACCAGTTTCATCATCAGTAACCTTTACAATTTTTACATTATGACCAGAAAAATCTTCTGCTCCATTTACTTTCTTTACAACTTTTCCGACTAACGGCATATTAAGCAATGTACCGATCCAATCCTCGGCTGTCTCTCGATTTAACTTAACACCGTTGCCGTTTACGGAAAAATCGCAAATAATGAATTTTACATCAATACTATTCAAACTTTCAGTATCTTCGCTTAATACAATAACTTGAGTGCTAACGATGTTTTCATTTTGCATCCACTACATCACCACCTTTCAAAGAAAAATATATTGTTAACCAAATTCAATATTACTCTCTTTTAACATTTGAGATAATTCAGTATCAGGTGGAAGTTCTACAATCTCGATTTCAACTTTATTGTCGTCAACAGTTGCGACTAATTCTTCGCTACAACAAGGACAATAAAATTTTACTTTCATAAACTATTCTCCATTCTCCTCGTATTCTTCTTTATCATATAAACTTTTATCAGGATCTCGACCGTTGCTCGGCCTTCCGCCTTGATCGTTATTGTTTGATCCATTATTGGTATATGCAGTAACTCTAGGGATAAATATTTTGTCATACCCCATCTCTTTTTCTTCAATTCTTTTTCTTGCTTCTGTTTGAATATCAAGTCCAACTGTTTTGAAAACAGTGTCTAGTGAAACGTTAAATTCATTATGGAATATTTTTGCAAGATTCATAGCTAAATCAATTGATAATTTTTCTGAATCGATAACTTTTATCTTTGGACAATGAATAGGGTCAATACCATTGTCCTGTAAAACATTTTTATACCATTTAGTAATAATTTTTTCTAATTGCCTACTGATCTTATTTATTGTTTTCATCAGTTCTGCAATGCTAATTTGTGCTGCACCATATCCACCTTTATTATTTATTAGGTATGATATTCCAACAGCCGTCATTATATTTTCGCGATATTGATTTTTAATGTTTACATTTGTCTGTTCAATTTTAGGTTCAATATATTCAATACTTTCTACCCAAGGTGGCCCTGTATATACTGATACACCTTGTATTTGCAAGCTTTTAATCAAATCTGTGTGAGCTTTTGCCTGTGCAGCACTCCATGTAATATTGCCAACATCATGTTGACTTAAAATTAGTTCTTTAGAAAGTTTTTGAAAAATTATTTTCTTTCCTCGTACTAATGTATTTTTATCATCGGATAATTCAATATTTTCCAGTCTTATAACTGGTTTTAATGCTTTAAATATAGGCGTTAACCCATATTTCCTTTTAAAGTTACCAACTCTGATAATTCCAGTTTTATTAATATCCAACTTTGCGTATTGTTCATTGTTTTTATAAGCTTCAAATACTTCAAGTGGATAAGCTCTTTTTATTTCATCATCCATATTCTTAAAGAATAAAGGTGTATTCTTTTTATTCTTAAGATAAATCTTTTGTAATCTTGCTTTAAGTTCTCCAATATTAAGAAGGAGATACGGTTCTCCTTGGACTGTATAATCTGAAACTTCTATAATTCCTAATGGATAATAATCCACTTGATATCTGTCATTAACATTTCTTAAGTACAAAGGATAATTTCCTTCTAAATAACTCATTGGAATTGAATCTAAAATTAATTGTTCTAAATTAATATCATCATTAAATCTGTTTATAATTTCATCGACTTTTTTATAAATTTCCTTATTTTCTGTGGTGTAATTAGGATAGGTTAGTGTATAATCAGCGTTTACATTTGATTCAATTGCTTCATANACTTTTCCTAAAATATCATTTTTATTTACATANTATCGAACAATNTTGTTGATTCTTAATGTTTTGTTTAAATCNCTTTGGGCTGCTAGTGCTAATTTGTCNATNGTCTCTATGTCAATATTGCCTACTGTNCCTTTGCNTTCATTAAANTATGTAGAATAAATCTCTCCGCTATTAAATTTAGTTAGTGCAGATTGCAACTCNNTAATTTCTTGTTCTGTGGTTGTAATTAAAAATGTATCTTTATCAATCTGACTTATAATATCAGACAAAAAAGTTCACCTCACTTTCACAAGCTAATATTAAGCGATGTAACGAAGGAAGGATGAGAATTTAAATCTACAGGTTCCGGTTCTCTGTTTACAATTGAATTTCTTCTTAACTGTTGTAAGTGCCAAGCGAGCATTGCTACACAATAAGCACGGTCATCATTCATTTTATTTTCTTTATCAGGAGGTAAAGCATATCGATAATTTCCATTGCCACTATCAAAACGATAAATATTGACAATTTCTTCTTTAGCTAAGTCGATATTTTTTAATGCAAGTTCTTCATCAAATGATAATTTATATATTTTTTGTTCTGATTGAATATCTTTTTTCTTGTTATTCTTTTCATCTTCATATTCAACTTCTCTGTTTTCATACAGAGCAAGGTGTCCTTTCATGTCATATTCAGCAGTAAAAGAAATAAGATCGAGATTCATCATCTCGACCAATGCATCAAATATTTGATTTCTATACTTTTTTGGACTAAGCAACTTTATCTTATCTACTGCATTTGGAAACTTTTTAGCATCTTCCGCAGACTCAATTCGATCTATCAAACCCCGGTGTGTTTGACCTTTATTATCTTTCCAGTCATCCATAAAATAGTCTGCAATATTAACGCCAGCACCGCCAGCGCCGCTATCAATAAGAAGAGCACTAATATTTTCATAATCAGCGAATCCTAAACCGTTATAATCTAAAAGCATTTGTTTTATAGCGGCAACTTGTTCAGGTGTGCGCATCGGTGTTTTCTTCTTCTTCGCTACATCAACAAATGAAACGCCGTTAACAATTCTCATTTTGTACCCTACTTGTTCATCGTAATAAATTTCACCGACCATACAGACAGAATTGTCATATGAACGTGCAGGATCATATGCGATAGCAAATAATCCTCCATAATTATTGTATAAAATAGGTGGACGAGTTTCACTATTGCGGACAATCATCGCACGTCTGATTGCTTGATTATCTCCGCCTTCTGTACTAAATTTATTGTAATACTCACGAAGCGCCTTTTCTTTATTTTTCTTCATTGCATCATCGATTACTTCTTTACGAAGAAGCGGAACAGAATATGGTTTGCCGTGTACAGTTGGATTTAATACGATTTCAGCATTAATATCTGCTACAAAATATCTTTTATCCCCAATAATCATTTTCTTTGAATAATCTTTATATACACGATAGAAATATGTATCTGTGCTAGATGCAGATGATGCAAAAATTGCTTGGTTTGGTATTTGTTTAGGTAATGTATCTAGATCAATATCTCCACCTAATTTAAAGTTGCTATCTTGTGTAATAAAAGGCATTGATGTTTCAAATAACTCATCAGGTGCAAATCCAGCTTCATCATAGAAATTTAGATTCGAACGCTTGGATCTGTTGTTATCAAAAGCACCATTTAGTGAATTTACAACAGATCCATTGTATAATTTATATTGAAATGAAGCTGGATTATGTGTAAAACCGTCAGTATTCGCCACAGATTTAACCGTTTCGTTATAAAACACATCGGTTAATCCAGTAAAAGATGATATTTCACGTTTAGCTATTTTTTCTATTTTCATAAATGTTTCTTGTGCTTGGCTACCTACGCCTGAGAGAATATACACTTGAAAGTTTGGGAAAAGATTGGTTTTAGCCATAATAAAAGGAGCGCCAAGAGTTGTTTTCCCCGACCCTCGACTTTGACACCATACATTAAAGGGAGTCACCCAACTTTTCATAAAAACGTAAGCTTGATTGTCAATAAATTCTATACCATAAAAACGACGGACAAAATTGACTGGATGTCTACGTCCCCATCTAACGATTTGAGCTAATTTATGATAACCTTCTAGCTTTCTTTGAGATATATCTTTTTTCGATTTTTTTATAATAATATTCATTTATTATATCACCATCTCAAATCTTTACTCATCCTTCTAATTCCATTATTTTCAGTTTTAGTTTTCTATTTTCTTCTTCTAATTCAGCAATTCGATCTTGAAATTTAACAATCATTTCTCGTTGTTCTTTAATCATTTCTGTATAATCGTTTTCATTTAGACTTAATTGTTCCATAATACTTCTATTACTTATATCGGCAACTTGTTTCATTCCAGTAGCAGTTTCTATATCAAATAGGTTGATTTCAGCGTTTTCAATTCCAATTTCGTGTAATTGTTTAATTATCCCCGAAAGTGTTCCTGCTCCTTTTGATTTGTTATTATTATGATTAACTGAAATACCATTATCTTTAGCAAGATCAAGAACCGATTTAAGCATTTGCACTTTTGCAGTAATTAATGATTTGATATTTCCTATATTATTTGATACCGATGTGACATTTGATGCAATTCTCGCTAAAGCACGATTAATTTTATCAACTTGATTAAATGTTTTAACGATTTCAATGACAGCAGGAAGTTTAAAACTATCTTCCAATGTACTTTCATCGAGAAAATCAACTAATTTATTATACAAATGTCGCTTATCAGCTTCGTGTTCGGTTTCAAATGGGTCATATCCAACCATTCTAATTACATCTTCTTTATTTTTTAAATCTTCAGGAGACATTTCTGTTGTTAAATAACCATCTGTTTGTTCTTGATTTATATATTCATCTTGCTCAACATTTTTTACTCCATCATTAGTATCTGCATATGTCAAATCTCTATATTTACCATTTAAGTAAAGTGTTTTCATATACATTCCGAACGGATTTTTATTTTGTTTTTTTCCTTCTTCAACAGAACTAAGCCATAATTCAACAATAAATGGCCTATTTAATCTAGCCAACATAGCCTTTACCGATTCGGTATTTGTAACATCTACATTATTGTTGATACAATCTTTACATACCGAGACTCGTCCATCAGAATCAAATGGACTATTAGATACATAAAAATATTTATCTCTTAATCTACTGGTTCCACAACTTGTACATATCTTGTAGTTTGAATCTTTCTTTTTTTGTCTTCTCATAAAAAACCACCTTTTAAGTATTAGGTAGTCGAAAATCTGAAAAAGAATAAACCTGAGCATATCTCAGGTTTATTTTTTTTCACAGACTTTCATGTTTCTCCCATTAAGAATTTTACATCTAGCTCAAGTTGTTTAGCTCTATCTTGCAAGTATTGAATGTCATTCATTATTGTGTTGATATTGCAAACATATTGATAAAAATCTCGCAATACTTCTTTTACTTGATTTTTATTTTTGCATTCTTTAATTGATTTATAATATTCTTCAATGACATCATCGATATTAATATTTAATTTAGGCATTAGTATAAAATCAATATCATCTGATTCTTCTGCTAAAAATGAACCCGGTAAATCTTCATATTCATCATATTCATTCATATACCATTCTACCTCCTTCACTTTTAGGAAGCAGAGGAATTATTTTAATTCATGCTTTAGACAGAGTGGTGAATTTTATCAATACCTATATTCTTTTTTTAATTCTTCAAGAATTTCAGCATTTTTCTTAATTTGCATTTCTATAATTTTTTCTCCTGTTAAGAATATTATTTCATCATAAAATAGTTCAAATAAGTAGTAAATATCTTCGACTGATTTACAATCTCCTAAAAGTGTTACAAATTCTAAAATCAGTTCATCACGTTTTTTATGTACACGGTCTTCAAGTAAAACAACATTTATTTGATTTTTCATACTACATCACATGAAATATCGATTGTATATTCTATCCGACCATCTTCAGAAAAAATATGCATTTTCTGCATTGGTTCTGCATAAAAACGTTTGGATAAAGCATAATCGTCAGTTCCCATCAAACTTCCATTTACAATCACTTTTGTTCGACCAAATTCGATCACTTTATCATGATGATAATGTCCAGCATACACAAATTTTGGCACAATACCAAGCACTTGCGGAAGTGATTTTGCTACTTTTGCAATGTGATCCAAATCGCCATGAATATAAACGTGACATGGATTAAAACTTGTGTCAATAAAATATCCATCCGAATCTTTATAAATCTTCACGTTGTTAAATTCTTTAAGTCTTGCTTCTAGATACCACGGAATAATGTTTTCTAGATTCTCCTTAAAAATAGACTCGTTTTTGTTTGCAATGAGTCTTGCATGATTGCCGATAATATTGACAAATCTTATTTCATCTACATGTTTAGATAATTCCGCTATTGCTTCTGCCATACATTCTGATACTGTTTGAATCTGATGGATAACATCTTCGCTTGACTGTACTCTCGTCGAAACATGAATAGCTCCTGAAATAAAATCTCCTAGTGCTCCGATAATTAAAATTCCGACATTATGTTTATTGATGTAATCGATAGTTTTTGAGATGAGATTTTCTAATCGCTTACGAAATATTTCAGGGCTATACTGATTAACACTATTTTCGAATGAAGCTCCATAATGCCAATCACTCCACAGTACATTAGCATATATCAATGAATTCCGTTTAATTTTTGGTTCAAATTTAAGCGGCTTAACCTTTTCAAGTTTTTGTATGGCTATATGTATTTCATTTTTTAAATGTTCAAATCGTGCTTGATGTCGAATTAAATTATTATATTCGCGTTTCTGATCTTGCAATCTATATTTTTCCTTTTGAAATTCTGTAGTTTTATCTTGTATTTGCTTTAAATACTCATCTGAGTTGGTTAATTTCCGAGTAAGTAATTCCTTCCACCGTATGTAACTATTATAATCTTTTCGCCATTTTGATTCAGAATAATCTTCTTCTGCTTCTTGATTAAGTAAATTTGTAGCAGTTGTCCAATTCAATCCATATAGCTCAAGATTGTCTCCTAATCGAATCAAAAATTCTTCTAAACTTTCATCTGGTTTTCTTTTTATATCATTGTAATTCATTGCATCACCTACAATTACAATAGACTCGCACAAAGCTGTGCAACGGTTGACCGTTCGCTTTTCCTAAAGGTAATATGTCCAGAAATACTTTCATGTTTAAGTTTTTCAATAAGATAAATAAGACCATTTGAATACATATCGAGATATGGTGAATCTATTTGTTCTGGATCACCAAGTAATACCAACTTACTACCTTCACCAATTCGCGTAGCGATTGTTTTGACTTCGTGTGGAGTAAGGTTTTGAGCTTCATCAATTATAAAATATTGATTTGCAATTGAGCGACCACGAATATATGTCAGAGCTTCAACTTGTACTATATCTTCATATCCTGCTAATTTCTTATCAAGTTCGCTACTACTTTTGCAATCAAACAGAAATTCAAGGTTATCATAAATTGGTTGCATCCAATATCTTAGTTTCTCATCTTTTTCTCCGGGCAAGTATCCTATGTCTCGACCGAGCGGAATAATTGACCGTGCGGCAAGCACTCTCGAATACTTTGTATCATTTAGTGACTGATCAAGTCCGGCTGCAAGCGACAGTAAAGTTTTTCCTGTTCCAGCTTTTCCGGTTAAAGTAACGATAGGAACATTTGGATCAAGTAATAATTCAAGTGCCATCATTTGTTCTACATTTTTGTGTGTAATACCAAAGACATTGTTTCTATAATATTTCAGTGAAATCAGCTTTTTATTGACTTTTCTAGCAACAGCACTTTTTTTATTTGATCCTTTTAAGACAAAGAAATGATTTTCAGGACTATGTGTAAAAATATCTAGGTCAGTTTGTAAAAATGATTCTTTATAAAACTGATCAATAATTTCATCTTCAACATGAACTTCAGTATACCCTTTATAAAAACTATCTTGAGTAATATCAATTTTATCTTGAATATAATCTTCGGATTTTATTTTTAAAATATCCGATTTAACACGAACTAATATATCTTTTGATACCAATATTGTTTCATGGTTTTCGTCTGTAAACTGCTTAGCAACTGATAAAATTGCATTATCATTTTTATTATCATTGAAAATATTAAAAACTGGTGAATCAACATTATGCATTAAAATTTTTAATTTTCCACCGTTCTTCAACATTACACCATTATGTAAACTACCAACTTGCCTTAATTTATCTAATTCTCTTGATATATATCTAGCATTTCGGCCCAATTCATCATTTTGCTTCTTGAAATTATCTAGCTCATCAAGGACTACAGAAGGGATAACTACATAGTTTTTACCGAAAGAATAAAGAGCATTTGGATCGTATAGTAGTACATTTGTATCTAGAACGTATATTTTCATTGGCAGCATAACCTTTCGTTAAATATTTTTATTCAAATACTATTCTTCAATTTTTCTGCTGCCTTAAATAAAACATTGCGAGTTGATTCAATATCAATTAACGCTTTGTTTTTAGCTTCCTTTCTTGATAAACCTTCTGCAATTAATTTTTGATAAAGATGAGGATTAATCCCTATTCTGCCTTTTCTATTCGTAACTTCAAATGTACCGAATTGCTGAATTTGAACTTTTTCATCTTCTTCAAGCGTCTTTGAAATAATATCGAAAACTGTATTTACAATTACTTTGACCTGCTGTTTTGTGATATCTACTTCATTCTTTGCTTGGCGATGAACTTGACTAATTAGTTCACTCTTATTCATATTTATATATCAAACCCCTTAATTACAAAATAGTGACTCTCCCTTAGAAGGGTATTGTAGAAAAAGTACAAAAACGTAAAAAATACTATATATATAGTTCTTTTTAATGTGCTGATTTTTCATTAAAAAGTATTGAAATGTTCTATAAATATAGTGTTTTTTTAAAATGTCCACGTTTTTTCCTATATTCACGCTCTTTTTTAGATTTATACTGTTTACGAACGTCTTTTTTACAATCATCACAATACTTTTGATTTTTTCCTTTAACTAAAGTTCTTTTTCCACAGTTCATACAAAGAACTTGATTTTTATAATATTTAACCAAATTGTTTTTTAAATTTTCAACAATAATATCACCAAAACATTCCCAAAGAGTTGTTTTATAACTTGATTTTTTATTTTCATATAAGTATTTAATAATTACGTCCGTAACAAAATAAGGATCTCTGTTATTTACAATTTTATTTTTGATATCTTGATAAAGAAATGAAATATTATTATGTTTTTCATTTAGATTTATTAAAAATCTTCGTTTTAAATCTAATTTTTCATATTTATCAATTATTTCATAATCAATTTCTACATTGTTATTTTTCATAAGCATTTTATAATCAAATTTCCCCAAAGTTTTTAAATTAAATCTAATTTGGTAATTAGGAATTAATTTTTCTAGCCTATTTACTACACTATTATTAATTGGTTCAACACTTTTTTTTTCATAATCTTTTGCATAAATAAAGAAATAAGGGACTTTTTTGTTGATTAATTTATTTATTCTTTTATTAATTTTCTTTGGTCGTATAGGTTTATAAAGCGTTTTTGCATAATCAATGACAAAATTATTCTCCATGCAAAGCCACTTTATCACATCAAGATCAATATCATCACTATTCCAAATTTTTGTAATATTATTGCTTATAACTCCTATATTGCCTCCAGTATATGCAGCTATTAATCCATGATAAATTGCTTCGTTTGAAATATGTTCTGCTCCGGCTTTTGCCATTTCATATTGTAAGGGCACAATGTCTTTCATATTTCTTTCTGCTACTTCAATTAGAGTTGGATCTGATACTACAAGCGCTTTGTCTCCATCTTGGTCAAACATAAGAATTTTACTTATAGGGTCATGACAACTTGTATATAAACCCTTTGTGATAAACCATTTTCTAGTTTCATTATTGATTTTATTAATCCTAATTGCATGTTCTCGATACAAGTGCGGGCTTCTTAAGCAATCGAGTTTATAATCATTTTTAAATAATTCGCAAAACACTTCACCATTATTTAATAATCCGATAGGATTTTTGATTCCTAAAAATAAAAATTCACAAAAAGCATAAAGATCGGGGATGATAAAAGTATATTTGCCGCGTATATCAAGTTTGCCCGCTCTTGCTTCTTTTATTAAGCTTTTCTTTACATCTTTTAAAATTTGCTTACTATATGTATCATGTAAGAGTTCAGGATATATTTCTAAAGCTTTTTGTAAATAATTCTTATTTTTATTCGACGGTTTTACTCCTAAAATTTTTAGCATTGTCCCAATATCTTTTGTTAAATTAATTATATTTTGCTTTGTAATGTAGCTTATCTTTTCTAATTCTCGATCACTAAAATCAATAAGTGTTTGAAGCATTTGATAATTAATCTTTGCATAATCAATCTGATCTTCTTCTTCATTACATATTCCAGCTTGACAATTAAATTTAACAAAGTAATTTTTATATTCATCCCAAGAGGAATAATATTTCCACATTTTAAATTGGCTTTTAGTAAAAATAATTTCAATCTCGTCTTCTAGGATATCGTATTCTTTTCCATAAATATCTTTTATAACTCCTATACTTTCGTCTTTTAATTCTTTTCTTTTTTCTTTGATAAATTTATCAAAATGGAAGGGTACAAGTAATCCTTTAATCCAAGGCATTCTAATCATAAAGCTTTTCTTAGAAAGGGATGGTAGAATCATTCCACAACCATCCGTGTGATTAATAAGAATATCCATATCTTTTCTAGTTATTTCATATGTTTTTTCATCAATAAAATCGACTAAACTTCTGATAGTAGTTTCCATATCATCGACAATAATAGTTTTATGAATCGGAAAGTTAACCCATTGATCTGTTGCACTATTACAAAGTGCTAAATAGGCAAGAAATTTATTGATATTTACTCCGCCTAATTCATTAATTTTATCAGTTGTTAATCCACACATTAAAGATTGTTGATGCTTTTTATATACAGATTCCTTAATAAAAACTGTTTTTTTCGTTCGGATTTGCCCTGCCGAAGCAGTAAAACAAATATATTTTTCTCCATTATGTATAAAACCATGTAAAATGATATCTTTTAATACATCAAAGAAATAAGTCTGTATTACAAATAGATCTTCAGTTAATTCCCCTTCTTTAATACCTAATGTACGTGTTAAAGTTGATTCAAAAAGAGAAATAATATTTTTTTTATTCAAAGATTTAGGATCTAGTTTTCTAATTCCTTTATGTTTTTTAAATATATTGTACAAAACATTTTTAAGTGTTTTGATTTTTTTATTAAGTAAACGATATTCACTTTTCAAATCATTTAATTCTGTAATATTATCACATTTTACAATCTTAGATTTAATAACATTCTTTTCGATATGTATTTTCGATAATTGATCGTGTATTTCTTTTTCTTCATTTGTATAAAAAGCATCGGTAGGAACACTGTAAAGGTGTACTTGTTTATCTAGGCTGATAGTTACCACTTCCCTAAATTACAAATCATAAATATCCTGCTTTCTCTTTTTTCGTATTTTAATTACTTTTTCATATTCTTCTTGTGACCATTTATCTACAATCTGCTGTGTTTCTTCGCAAAAGTCTTGTGTTTCATCATCTAATAATCCATCATAATAAACATCTTGCCATGTCATATGCTTTCCATTCCTTCGTTTTCGATCCATAAACATTTCCCCTTGTAGTACAATTTTATCATCCCCTAAAAATGGAATAATTATATTTATAATCTATCAGAGATTATTTTAAAAAATCAAGTGTTTTATAAATTTTATTTTTAATATTGACTTTAATATGCTTACTAATTATAATAAAATAAAAATAGTAGGTGGGGGCTGAAATTAATGACAACTACCTATGCTGTTCTTCTTCCTAATAATCAAAATGTTTTTAAAGATATTCAATCATTTTTAGATGAATATCCAAATAAAAAAACAAAAATTGAATACAGAAGAGATATCGAGCAATTCTTTAGATTTCTGCATAACATTAATCTTCAGGAAATTACAACTTATCACATTTATAACGGCCCTAATCACGAGCCTCTACAACGGAAACATGTTATATTGTATCGAAATCATTTGTTGACTGCACCGGGAGAAAGAGGAAAAATAAATTCCGCTGGCACTATAAACCGAAAAATTGGAACAATTAAAAATTTGTATAAATACCTTGAAAAAGAGTATAACTATAAGATTAATCATTCTATTTTTAATATTGATGCACTTGTCTATGAACCTAAAAAATTTGACATTATTAAAAAAGAAGATGTTACAAAACTAGCTGATCTCGCGTTAAATCTTAAGTATGGACATCAGCTAAATGTGTTCATTTACCTTGCAACTGTAACCAGTATTCGAGTATCAGCGTTGTTGAAGATTAATAAAAATGATATAGTTAAAGATTACTATACTGATTTTTATCTTGTAAAGACAGTGGATAAACGAAATCAATTAAGGCAATGTCCGATTGAAAAATGGTTATATGAAATGATCGAAAATCTAATAAAGGAACATGGTAAAGATCAAATTTTCCCTGATTTGACCGTTGACTATGTTAATAAATCCATAAAAAAACTCAAAAAAGAAGCTAAATTGCCTGATCATCTCCGTATTGTTACGCATTCTCTTCGTAAAGTTGCACCATCGTATGAAATGAAAACAGTCGGAAATGTAAGGAATGGAATGGTTCAGACTGGCCATAGATCGGTTCAAACATTTCTTGATACTTACGTTGAAAAAGAAGTTGACTATAATCAGTTAGCTGGAATTCGAATGTTTAGAACAATTGATGAAAGTGTTTTTGAAATAGTAGATAAAACAGATATTCTTCAACTTCTTAAAACAATTAATCCTGTCGCATATGAGCAACTAGCGCTCGCTATTAAAGAGTATATTGAAAATTAAATTGACAAAAATATAAAAGCTCTGATATAGTATAAAGCGCAATAAAATGCGCTTTTTTATATTTTATTTTAAAAATAAGAAAAAGGAGAGGACTATGAATTCTGATTTAATTGAAGTGACATTAATTCCTTGGATTAAGCGTTATCCTAAGCATAATAATTCTAGTGACTATTACATTTATGTGTGTAAAACAGAAGATGATAGAATTGAAAAAAATATGGTTGGCGGTCAGAAAGCTGTGACAATCAAGGGAAATATGCCTGAACTTGAGATTGGTATGCCTTACAAGGCACTTCTCAAATTTGCGGATAAACATGAAACCTTTGGTGTAAGTTATTGGGTTGAGTCGATTTTTCAAGACATTCCAACAGATGCAAAAAATCAAAAAGCTTTTCTTTCGGCTCTATTGACAGAGCGACAAGTAGAAGAAATCTATAAAATATATTCAGAAGAAGATGATATTGTCCAACTTATCATTGACGGAAAATTTGATTATGAAAAAGTACATGGTATTGGCCCTGTATATTACGAACGTATTAGACAAAAACTAATTGAAAATATGGAGTATCGTGAACTGATTAGTTTGCTTGGTGGTAGTGGTATTCGATTTGATAAAGTTGTTTCCGAATTTGGATCGGCAAAGTTTGCAGTATTTCAGATTCGTGAAAATCCATATAACCTGATGAAAGTAAGTGGAATTGGATTCATCAAGGCAGATGCGGTTGCACAACGAATGGGGATAGAAAAAACTAATCCTTTTCGTATTGACGCAGGCATAAAACATGTAATAACAGAAGAACATAATGATGGACATACATATGTATATAGTGACGAACTCATTAAACGTTGTACTCAAATTCTAAAAATTGATTCTGAACTTATACAAAATCGATTATCTGATACATTAGATATCATAATCATAGAAAATCGAGTGGCATTGCAACATACATATCAGTGTGAATTGACAATTGCAAATAAAATTCATGAATTGCTTAAAAATAGCGAAGAACTGAAATTTGATCCAGAAGATTTCATTAAGCGAATGGAAGATAAATATCAAATTAAGTTGACCGATCAGCAAAAATCATTTTTTAATAATATCAAAAAACATGCGGTAAACTTACTCGTTGGTTATGCTGGAACCGGGAAAAGTCAAATGATGAGTTTGCTAAAAGATTTGCTTGATGAAATGAATAAAACTCATGTATGGTTCAATACATCAGTTTATCTTACTCCGACAGGAAAAAGCGCGAAAGTTCTAACAAAATACTTAAAAGATCGAACAGCATATACAATACATAAACATATCGGCTATGGATTACCAAAAGAATTGTATGATGAAGTTGAAGTTACACAAGATTTTATCATTGTTGATGAGACATCAATGGTTGATATTTTTATTCTTTCAAGCTTGCTCCAAAAAATAAAAAATAAAAAAGCTAGAATATTATTTGTTGGCGATGCATTTCAGCTTCCTTCCGTTTCTGCTGGAAATTGTTTACATGATATGATTGAAAGTGGTGTAATTCCAACAACAAAGTTAGATATTGTGTTTCGCCAATCAGAAGGTGGTATTTTAGATATTGCAACAAGAGTTAGAAAAGGCGAAAAATTTATTGAAAATGACTTTGAAGGAAAACAGTTATTTGGTAATAATCTCTTAATTCACTCTGTAGACCAAAAACATATGGTTGACGGATATAAGTATTACTATAATCAATTATTAAAAAAATATAGGCCAGAAGATATTATGGTACTTTCACCTAGAAAAAAATTTGATCTCGGTACTGTAGCTATTAATAAAACGATACAGGAAATTGTTAATCCGGCTATTGAAGGGATTACAAAAGAAATAGGATTTGGCGAAAACAATTTCCTTAGAACTGGAGATTATGTTATAAACACTCGAAATGTAGATTTAAATCTTGTTAACGGTGATACGGGGATTGTTATAGATTTTATTTATACTTCTGATAAAAATTCTGACAATAAATCGTCTCTTGAAAAATATAACGATAAAGAGGAAAAGAGCGGAATTCTTATTGATTTCGGCTTCGAACAAAGATTAATATCTTTTGAGGATAAGCATCAACTGCTTCATGCGTGGTGTTTAACCATACATAAAAGTCAGGGCAGTAGTGCAAAATCAGTACTTATTGTACTGGACAAATCTCATAAGTTTCAAGTTACAGCAAATTTACTCTATACCGCGCTTACTCGTGCAGAAGAAAATGCTATTTTATTGTGTCAAGCCGATGTTATCAATTATGCGATGCGGAATGTTGAGAATTTGATGAGAAATACATTTTTATGTGAGATGCTTAAAGGAAAGATAGTTTAATTATATATCTACCTGTACATGGTTACTTTTGGGCGCGAAAATGACCGATTTTTCACTACATGGTTACTTTTGGGCAAAATCGCGCCCATTTTTACACCTACATGGTTACTTTTGGGCACGAAAATGACTCAAAGTAGCCACTACATGGTTACTTTTGGGCACGAAAATGACTCAAAGTAGCCACTATAAATATATATAAAAAATAAAAGAAAAATAAAAATATAAATTTTATAAAAAAGACGAAAGGGGTGTATATTGTTGAAAATTGATTTTAAAAAAATTTTTGGAAATAAAATAATAAATTATAATTGTAAAATAGATAATATATTTTTTAATAAAGAAAATGATAAGAATATAATAAATGAATTATATGTTTATTATGTATTGAATCTGTTAAGTTTAGATATAAATAAAAATATCCTGTATACAAATATATATTTATTAAATAATTTTATTTCTCTACATGAAAAAGAGAGGAATAATATTTCTGCAATATATACGGCTATAAAAGGATTAAAAGAAAGTGGTTTTATAATATATGAATACGATGAGAAAATATATGTAAAAGAAAAACAATATAATCCGATGGTGATTAGATTCCTAAAAAGAGATCCGCCTAGTAATTATACATTACTATATCATTGGATGTATGAGAAATCTAATGATCCAAAAGAATTCTTTGTATTTGCATATATTCAAAAATGGAAAAATAGTACGTATAAAATTAGCACTAATGAATGGATTAAAAAAATGGGGTATACAAAACGGGTAGTAATGGAATTATTAAAAAAAATGCAAGATGAAAATAAAATTAAAATTGTTAGTGGAAAATACGAATCTGGAGAACAAAGTAAGAACATAAATAGTTATGTGATTGTTGAGGATGAGTATAAAACAGTACTTGGTGATTTGACGCTGGATGAAATAAAAGAAATGATACAAGAGTGTAATTGGGGAAAAGTTAATGAATTTGGTCATTATGAAACTTTAACACAATGGGATTTTGATCTGTATATGGTGTGCAGGGAATTTGGTGTGTTTGGGGAGTTTGTTGATAAGTGTGAAGATGTTTTAAGAAAAATGAAAATGTATCCGGGAGGAATAGAGAAGATAAAAAGATTTGAAAAAGAATACTTGAGACAGGTTGAAGTTTTGAAATAATAAAGACTTTACCATTTAGAGTAGGTGATTCTGAATGGTAAGTTCAATAAAATTCTTAAGTCAATATATTCTATGAAACCATATTTTACATTTGATGAATTATATGCTCAAGTAAATGATGTTATTAATAGTTTATCATTAAAAAGATACTTAAGTAAGTTGTGTGAAAATGAAATACTGATAAAACATGGATTGTTGTATTTTATAGATGAAAATCAGATACGAGGTGTAGAAAATTAAATGAATTACGAAGAACGAGAAAAAGAATTTAGAGAACAATGGTTTAATAATCATAAATATATATTGAAACAAAATGGAAACATACAAATATTAGAATGGATCGAGCCTAAAAGAATTGGACGAAATTATAGATATGTTCTCGATGAAAATCAAGTATATATTAATGGCTATTTCGGACGAGCAACTTATGTTTCTGTTTTAAATGTGAAACTTAATCATTTTAGTGATATGACTATACATGAATTTGCTGATAAATTAATATTACATAATTTCGAAAAAATAGAGTTTAATTGTAAACAAGCTTTTGATAAGCTGAAAAAATGGATAAATAGATTAAACGATCAAAGAATTACTTTTGATACTAGATTAATGGGGAAATTATTTGATTATGCAGATATGAATTACAGTAAAGAAGAGTGGATAAATAGTGTAAATACTTGTAGTGTATGGCTCAACAAGTTAGATGATAACTGGTCATGGCTGTATCATATTGGAGATGATTATTCTGATGCTGTTTATGCATATTTCATTGGACTAAAAATGGCGAATGAACAATTGAGGAGAAGTGAAAATGAAGAAGGTACCGAGAAATCCTAATAAAAGACCTTGTATTGCAAAAAACATTACTTTTCCTATTCAGAGAGAAAATGAAGAATGGATAAGGTTGTTAAAAAGTTTTATAAAAAGATAAAAAATAAAAAAATCAATTTTATTTATTAAAGGTGGTATGTGTTATTATTGTTCTAAGTCTATTTGATGGTATGTCATGTGGTCAAATTGCCTTTCAGAAAGCCGGAATAAAAATTGATAAATATTTTGCTAGTGAAATCAAAAAACATGCAATTAAAGTAACCAAACATAATTTCCCTGAAACAATACATATCGGAGATGTTACAAAGGTCTCGTATAAAGACGGGGTTTTATATACTGAAACAGGAAACTATGAAGTTGATAAAATTGATTTTTTAATTGGTGGTAGTCCATGTCAAAATTTTAGCTTTGCTAGAGCTTTTAATAAAAAAATCGATGGTTTAGAGGGAGATAAGAGTAGTTTGTTCTATGAATATTTGAGAATATTACATGAAATTAAACCAAAATATTTTTTATTAGAGAATGTGAAAATGAAAAAAGAAAGTAAAGAGCAGTTAGATAAATACTTGGAAGTTGAAGGTATATATATAAACTCTGAATTAGTGAGTTTTCAAAAAAGATCAAGATATTATTGGACTAATATTCCGGGTGTAACTGTACCAGAAGATCGAAAAATAAATTTTCAAGAATATAAAGATATAGATTATGAGTATTGTAAACAATTTAAAGTTCCTTATACATCATCAAGAATAAGATTTTGGAATGATGGAAAAAACACATTGCCATCAAAAGCAGGATGTCCTAATGTTACATATGCTGATAAGATTTATTGTTTAACCAGAAAACAAGATAGATGTCCAAATTCTGGACTTATTGAATTCGATGGGTTTTGTAGATTTTTGACTAGAAGAGAATTAGAATTGGCACAGAATGTACCGGTTGGATATACAGATTGTGTATCATATAATCAAGCTTGCGATTTGTTAGGTGAAGGTTGGACTGTAGATGTGATTGCACATATTTTAAGTTTTGCTAAAAATAATTAAAAATAAAATATGATAGGAGTGATTGAATGAATGTGTTAAGTTTGTTCGATGGAATGTCTTGCGGACAAATTGCTTTGAATAAATCTAATTTCAAAGTTGATATGTACTATGCTAGTGAAATTTATAAAGAAGCAATACATATTACACAAAAAAATTATCCAAAAACGATTCAACTAGGGGACGTAAATCTACTAAATAAAAATAGACGACTAGACGATTTAGGAGAAATTGATTTATTATTAGGTGGAAGTCCATGCAATAATTTATCAATTGTTGTTGCAGATCGAAAACAACATCATCAAGGATTAAAAGGAGAAAAATCAAAGCTGTTTTTTGAATTTGTTAGAATACTGAATGAAGTAAAACCTACATATTTTCTATATGAGAATGTTGAAAATATGAAAAAAGAAGATCGAGATATAATTACAAAAGAATTAGGCGTTGAGCCAATTATGATCAATTCAGCTTTGGTTAGTGCTCAAGAAAGAAAAAGGTTATATTGGACTAATATACCAATACAAGGATTACCGGAAGATCGAGGATTAGTGCTTAGAGATATTATTGAACGAGAAGTTGATGATAAGTATTACTATAACTGTACATATGATTTTTATGGGTTAGATAAACGTGTTGTTGCAAAATTGCATTTGAATACTCATGATATGCTAAAGAGAGTGTATAATATAAATGACAAATGCCCTACTCTCACAGCATGTAGGGGTGGATACAAACAAAAAAAGATCTACTTAGATTGGTGTGATAAAATAAGAAGATTAACACCGCTAGAATACGAAAGACTACAAACTGTACCAGAAGGATATACCGAAGGTGTATCAGAAGGGCATAGGTATAATTTATTAGGTGAGGGGTGGACAATAGATGTAATATCTTATATTCTAAATTGTATTAAAAATAAATAAAAATAAATTAATTATGTTTCAGGGTGGTGTAATACCACTCTTTTTTATTGTTTGTTGAAAATTTGGATTAGATTTAGTATGATTTTTAAAAATTAAAATGAATGGAGAGAATAGGGTTGGGAAAAATTAAAGCGATTAGAAAAAAAGTTGGAGAAAATGTGGAGTTTTTTGAATTAGAGAATGAATTGAGTGCATTGCAAGAGGTGGTGGGAGGATATATAGAAGCAGTTAGTTTGCCGAATGGAATTGTACTTTGGTGTAATGAAGAAGGATTGTTAGAAGGATTGCCACAGAATTTAATTTTATTAGGAGATCGAAGTGTACCAATTGTGGGTGATGCGCTATTTACGAGTGCTGATGTGAAAGGAGAAACAATTGGGCTGAATGAATTGCAGATGGTTTGGATTGTGAATAGAATGAAAATCATTGGGAAGAGTAAGTATGATGGTGTAGAATATTTTGTGTACGGGTTGGATTGTAGTGAATAAAGTAGATAGGGCAGGCGACAGCCTGCCTTTTTGTTTGTCGTGAAATGTGGTGAATGGATATGAAAAGTGGGAGGAAAAATAGCATAAGGATAGAGGATTTTGAGTGAAAGGGAAAATAAAATAGTGAAAGATAGGTCGAGAAAAACGGTATTTAGATAGGGAAATTGAGATAGTGTGGCGGAAAATAAGGTAGATAATGAAAAAATGAGCGATTTGGAATCTTGGTATAAATATGATGAATTTGCGACTAATTTTGCGACTGAATAAACCTTATTTTTGCCTGTCGATGCATATTTTCAACTTTGTGACTGAAAAAGACGTGCTAAAGGGGAATTGACAAAAAATGGAAATTAATAGAAATGAAAACATACCCCCCCATGCCGACCTACCTAGCGAAAAAACGCATACTAATAGTGATTAGTAAGTAAAGGCACGGAGCGAGCTATTCGGGTGTGGTCGGATTGGTGAAGGGAGGTAAAGGGTTCTGGATAGTGGAAAAAAATGTTAAAAATAGAAGGCCAGGCGCATAGATACATTTTGTATCATAATGATACATATTGTCGCCATGGTAACATGGCGGCGACCGCTGAAGACTTTCTTACAAAAAACATACAAAAAATATACAATCAAAAGTAAAATATATATTGCGTTTATCTGTCCGATATGGTATAGTATAAGTAATAATATTATGAGAGAAAGAGGAAATCGAACTTATTCCGGCCTAAGGCCACCCACAAATTACATAGGAGGTTTTAAAAATGCAACTCAAAAAGTCCGATTTTATTCGCGAAATCGTCCGTTGTATCGTCGAAGACAGTGAACACATTTACAACGCCGTCGCTTCCGCAGCCGTCCATTTTGCCGAGCAAGGTTACACAACTATTGATGACCAAAACATCATGGGATACATCCTCAACACCATTGACCGCATAAACATCAAAAACAGCGTCCGCGAGTGGTGCGAAGAGCGCGGCATCAAATACAACGATGAAGACAATGTATATTGTCTCCTCGCCGAATTAAGATAGGCCTAACGGCCTCTTTTTACGGCCTCTTTTTTTTGCCTTTTTCCGCCCACCACCTCACCCACAACACATCACACATCACAACCCCTGGCCTACCAATATCTACCATATAACACCATACAACACGCAACGCAACATATATAACAGCTACAAAAGCACAAGCGCCGCTAACAAAAAAACTTCGGCTGACTAATTAACAAACAAATGCAGTGCCGAAATCTGCTGTAACGTAATTGGCTGTAACGTAGTATTCACGTTACAGCGGCGCAAAAAGGGGGAATCAGCGAATAACTCTCCTTTTTTTGTCACGTACAACCAACTTAAAACTTAACATCAAAAATAAAAAATAAAAAATCAAAAAAAGTGTCTAAAATAGCTTGTATATTCGTATAGATATGATATAATAGGATACAGATAAAACACATTAACAATCTCACACAAAGAGGTGATCAAAAATGAAAGTTAAGTTCAAAGGAATTATACGCGGCGTATACAGCGAGCTGCAGCGGGAATTCCCAAGCGAGCCGGCTGTGCTCGTGTACGAAGGTGACACGTTGGAAGATGTCGTTGTTGGACTTGTTTTGTCGGAATGGATTTATGCTTTGTACGTAAATGGCAAACGGATCGCCAATCCCGAACGCTATTTGAAGCGTAAGGGAATCTGGAACCAATGTATTCGTACCGCCTGACGATGGCCCGGCGGCTCCGGGCCGAAACCGCCCCGCAGGGCGGTCGCGGGAAGCCGCTAAATTACACGAAAGGAGGGAAGTTAAAGCAATGCAAAAAGCGCTTAACAGTATCATCTACAAAGACCTGTATCCAATTGGTTACATCGTTGTCGGCTCCAGATGGAGTTCAGATGTGACCGAGTTGTTTCTGCCGACAAGATTAAATCAACAAAAATAAAAAATAAAAAAATCAAAAAAAAGTGTCTAGAATATGTTGCATATCTATATAGATATGGTATAATGGGATACAGATAAAGCACATTAAATGCTTATTTGATTATCATATTAAAATAAAACAATGGAGGAATAAAAAATGAAAAAAGTAAAATTGCAATACGAGAACATACATATAACAGAATCCGGCGTTAGATATTGGGACATTGGGCAGGAGATGGAACTGATTTATATTATCGAGACAACACGAAACGATGAAGACGTAAAAAATGATTATTCTAACATTATCCAAAAGGAATGTCATTCACTTAATGAATTATTTAAAATCTTTAACGAGTGGCAAAAAGCAGGTTATAAAAATATTCAAATTGTAACTAACGTCAAGCATAACAACGAAACAATTATAGAAGACGTTTCGGAATGTCTGGAATTGTCTGTTAACAGCGCAGAAATGAATAATCTAAAAGATGATAGCAAACAGTTACAAAAAACCAGAGAACAAGTCGCAACATATGACGGATTTATAAAGCATTACAAAGCAGAAAAGGCATTCGAAAAGTATTTGAAAGAAAGAAATGCGGAAAAGAATAAAGATCAAAACGGTTTATATTGGTACGAAATGCGTTTACGTCCATTATCCATTGGAAGCCAGCCGAACGGATTTATACAGATAGACGACACAAAAGGCAGACACGGCATTATAGCATATAACAGGCCGTTGACGCAAAATGAAATAAACGAATATGATTTAAGTTTATGGGAAATAACATCAATAATATAATATTAATATTGGAGGCATAACATAGTGCAAGCCGAGGCCGCCCCGAGAAATCGAGGCGCGGCGCTCAACCTGTGATAATGCAGGAATTATCAAAGGAGGATTGATTAACATGACGAAAACTCGCCGCATCGTTGCTCAAATCATCCATGCGCTCCGTCGTTACGACATCCCGTATATCGTCCACGACGAAGCACTCCGTCACGGGATCGCGCCATCCGTCGTCATCATGACCGACTGGCATATCATCGTCATTGACGGTTTGCATGTGACCATCGATGACAAGCCTGTCCGCTCTATCCAATCGCTTATTGATGCTGTCGCTTGATAGCGTCATAAAAATAAAAAATATAAAGGAGAGTGTAACAAATGTCCATCACGAAAGCAAATCAAATCATGGCATGCGCCCGTGGCGCATGGCAACGTGAAATTGCGTATCGTCTTGCTAGCGGCGACGCGATCCAGTCCCCGCATAACACGCTGCGCGGCGCGGCCAAAAAATACCAAATTCGTTACGCCGCCAGCTTCCGAAATCTTGTCCGCCGCATTGAAGCCACCGGTTTCCGCGTCGTCCGCACTCCGGGTGTTCGCGGCGGCGAATACAGCGCTACCTATCGCGTATATCCCGCCTAAAACAATCAAGCGCTATGAAGCGAACGGGGAAAAATACGAGGCTAACAAATGGAAGAAAATCCTCTATCAGCACATTGAGGAGGTCATTAAAATGCAAATGAGAATCTATGTCGCCAATTTGGCGGCGTACAATAACGGCTATTTGGTCGGAAAGTGGATTGATCTTCCCTGCTCCAATTCGGAACTTTGGGCGCAGATCGGCGAAATACTCGACGCATACGGCGCGGCGGAAGAATGGGCAATCCATGATTACGAAGGATTTCCATTTAAAGTATCCGAATATGAACATCTCGACACGTTGAATGAGATCGCCGAGATCCTTTCCAATCTCAGCGAGGACGAAGACGTAATTAAGGCTATTTTTGATCTCCTCAACCGTGATGAAGCACTTGAAAAGCTCCAAAATGGAGAATACCGCGTTTATGATGACTGCGACAGCATGGGTGACGTTGCTTATCAATTGTATGAGGAATCCGGCAGACTTGCGGAGATTGAAAAAGTTATATCTTCATCCTACATTGATTGGGAAGCTATAGGACGTGATATGGAAATTGAGGGCTGTTTCCGGTATGTTGGAAACAGCCGGTATGTAGAAATCATTGATTAGGAGGACGATCAAGATGGCAAACCAAAACGGCGTGAAACTTTACCCGGTATCGCAACGGATGGTCCATGACGCGGAAATGCTGCGCACCCGTCTGCTCGCCCAGCACATGTATGGCTCGGACAACCCGGAACTGGAAGCGCTGAATGACGCTCTGTGCGCTGCTCAGTACGGTAGGGTGACCGGGAAACAATACGGCGTACTGAAACGGGCCGCCGCCCAATATGCCGCCCACCGTGACCGTGTCAACGCGATGCATGGCGGCACGATCCTGCGGCCCATCTGATCCCGCCTGAAGAGCGCGTAAGCGCCTTTGGGCTCGGTGGCTCCGAGCCGAAACGCCCTTCGGGGCGTCGCGGGAAGCCGCAAAATCGAGCGAAAGGATGATTGAAATGAGAATGGACATGAGAAAGTGGTTTGTCGATGGTATATTCGTGCGAGACGGGAAGACATACGATCGCAACTACTACATCCGCGAAGACGGCGTGATTGAATGGCGCGAGCCGATTCCGAACGGAGAAACCCATGAGTTCCCGATCGGCGAATGCTACCACGAAAGCGGCGATCCGATCATGGTCGAAGACGGGGAATTGCTCGGAGAACTGGTTGAAACGTCTGTCGAGCAGATCAATATCCGCTTCGCGTGGGGACCGACATATCCTTACGCGGACACGGTTCCTGTGCAGGACGTGAAAGAAGGCGAAAGCGGCATAGAATGGTACAGCACCAAAGAAGCCGCACACGAAGCAATAGAACAGACTATCATCGCATGGCAGGGCTAGGCCCAGCCTCGTGCAAGCCGAGGCCGCCCCGAGAAATCGAGGCGCGGCGCTCAACCTGCTACAGCAGGTAAACTAAGACCGCCAAATGGCGGCAAAGGAGGAATCATAAATGGCAATCCATCATTTCCTGTTGCGTGGGCCCATCGAGGGCCCGGTCGGAATGTCGGCACGCATCCGTTTTGACGGCTCCACTGTGACCGTCGAGTGGAAAGGGCAGACAGTGGCCATGCCCGCCGCTGCCGGCGACGTGGTGTTCGTCGATTGCTGGGGCGGGATGCCCCGGATCGGGAAGACCGTCCCGCCGAAGCGTCCGTACCGACTGGCCCTGTGGATGGTCGGCATCCCGAAGGGCTCGCGTTATGCGAGCCGAGAAGAGGCGAGACGGGCGTTTGATGACTTTGAAGAAAGCTGGGCGCCTGAGTCGCGGGAATTCCGCCGTCTGATCGGCGACCGATGGTTCGTCGGTCAGTATCGGGACGCTTACAGCGGATTCCGCTGGCGGAACGTCTGCGGATGGGTCGATCCGAACATCACCCCGTCCGAAGTCCGCAAATTTGTCGCTGAAGTCGGTTCCAGATGGAGCCCGGAAGTGACCGAAAAGTTTATGCAGCAGGGCTAGGGAGACGCCGGAGAATCCCCGGCGGGCCGCCGATTGGCGGCCTCCGCTCAACCTGTGAAGAGATAAAAAATTTTGAGTTGATCGACGGAACGAAAAAATATATAAGCCGTGATAAAATAATTGATATTATGAAGGGAAGGAAATAAATATGCATAAGTACAATCCCATTACTAACACAATTGTTATAGGCGATTCATTCCCGTTCCTCTTTTCACGTATCCGTTGCAAGCTGACGGGTACAGTTTACAAGACAAAAAACGCCTATACTTCCACCATTTGATTGTTATTAATGGATATGATATTATAAATACAAAATAGGAAGAGATTTAGAAATTGAAGGAACATTTTTATACGCTGGAAATGGTGTAAGGGTATGCGGAAGGACTTTGAAAAGTTACAACAGGAAAAGAAATAACAAACCGCATGAAATGCTTTATTTGATCATCATAACAGGAGGTTATCTTTATGTACCAATGAGCAATAACAGTCAAACACAATAATGTCGAACACTTTTTTATCACTCACGGCAACACATTAGACGAGGCAATTAAAAAATGCCATGCCTATCTAAGCATTGCTTGGAATCAATCACAAGATAATGCTGGACAATGTATGGACGGGAAAATTACGCTTATCGGTTTTGATCCTATTAAAGCAATAACAATTTAATATACATATTGGAGGAATAAAAAATGAAAGAATGGAAGCGAATTATTGCAGATGCAGGCTATGTGCCTACAAAAAATGGACTTGTCTCATATCTTGACGAAAAAAACAAACTACCTTTCATTTGTCCGTTTTGGTCCGAAAAAATCAAATACTATCGCAGTTTAACCATAACAGAACTACTGAAGTATATGGAGGCATAAAATGAAAACTAACAATAAAAATCGATTTTTTTCGTGACTTTTCTTTTTCCGTTTATCGTTATTCGCCAGAATCCTTCCGACTTTATTACAAAGGGAAAGAAGTTAAATTGTCCGATGATGAACGTCACAATATGGGATATACCGCCATAACAGCAGGAAAAGCAGAAGTTTTAAAACTTATTAAACAATGGACGCGCAAAAAGTCCACTTTTGCAAAACGCGAACATATGCCAATCCTTGCTATTCTGTCCGAAGATAACAGCGAATACTATCATATTAGTGTCCGTGTCAATCGTTATAACATTCAAGAAAAGTTGTCCGCCTATCAATGGATTAAAGAATCGTTTAATGCTGGACGTTTTGCCACAAAAACAATAACGGCGAAGCTTGATGCAAATTATAAACCGTATGATATTCAAGAAGTCCAGCAGTTGTATAACAATCATATTAAGGAAAGTCTTTTGTCTGGTAAACCTGTAGAATTGAGTATGAAAGACTTTTTGCCGAATAACAGCAAAAAGGCGAAAAAATCAAAGGAAAATCCGTCTAATGAATTGAAAATGACCATATTCCAAGGTAACAGTCAATAACAGCGCGGCAAAATACGTACAATAAATGCTTTTTGGTTACAACTTGCATAATAGCAACATACCATCAAAACGGCATTTTATTCCCATTTAGGAGGAACAGAACAATGAGCGATAAATACAATGAATTGTATAAAACATAAGAAGGGAAAAGGGGTGTTTAAATCTAAATTTAAAAATTGGATAACACATATTATCACCGACCTTGCTAAAAAAGAAGATTTAAGGAGTTGATAACATGTTAAGAGAGGAAAAGAATTACGAAGTATGTGATAGACAAGTAAAAAATATTTTAGATCAAAACGATATTCAAGATTTGTTTAACATCGTTTTTCATGAAATACGTAATGCAGACAAAAAAATCAAAAAACATTCACAAATCATTTCAAACTATCTTACAAATATTGATTACAAGAATGATGATTGCACTCTTGAACAAGCTGAAAATGCTATAATGCTGTGGGGAGAAAAGTTCAGGAAATATCAAATACTTTTAAGTAAGCTTCACCAGTTGGGCGCAGAATAGCAAACATTATAATAATGCAACAGACTTACAATGAAGATCAATTTAACAATTGATCGTTCGTGATGCTGAAGGTTATCAGAGACTAACACACTAATGAATAATATTTTTGAATAGGAGGAAGTGTATAAATTGAATCAATATCTTGTTTATGTTAGAAATGCGATGGGTATTCAGTTGATAAATGAAAAAATTGAAACTGCTTCAAGCTATGCTATAATAGAGTAAAAAAGTGGGTGATTAAATGGAGAAAATTAAAGTTTATGTAGAATACAAATTGGGTCCTAGTCGCTACAGTAATAAACCTGTTGATTGGATGCTCGCAGTCGTACCAATCTACAAAGATGGTGTCCATGTTGACGACGTGGAGCTGTACGCTGAGGCGGAGAATCCGACGTGGAACGAGGAAGAAGGTTATTTTGAAGACGAACGGGCGACGTTCGAAGCCCTGAAGGCGGAAATCTTTGATCAGGCGGAAGAAAAAGGAATTGACCTGTCGCGGTATGAATTGATATATGAGTGATCGCAGGGCTAAGGAGAGTCTGAAATGATAACAATGCAACAAGAACCGCTTTATACTGTTCTTTATTGGGATGGCGGTTATGCTGTTGGGAAATGGAAGAAAACTATTTCTGCTAATTATCAAAAAGCAAAAGAAATATTTAATCAAATAACACGAATGGGATATGTAACACGTATTATGACCGAACAGGAATTAGATCAAAATGGCTTTCCGAATCCTCCAGAAAGAACCGAATTTGAAAAGTTTAATTTTCACAAAGAGAGGGTTTGAATCATATGAAAAAATCAATTTTAGACCAATGCGAAAATTTGTTCGGCTCTTTGCAAAACAGACCAGACATTAAAAAACGGATATATAATTATTTTAAAAATCCAACATATGACAATTGGGATAATATACATTGCATTATCATTAAAAACTTTCAAACGATATGGAATGCTATGATTGCATATGATCCATCTTTTCCAAAACAGGGAAGAACAACAGACGAAAAAGGTAACGTCATTAAGGAGTGGGAACGCATTCCTACACCGTTTGAATTAATGAAAGCCATTCAGCAATTTGTTCGATAATTGTCAATGAAAACAGTATTTCATTCTAATAACAGGAGGTAGACATAAACATGTGATTTTCTATAAAAATCAAAGGTGAGTATCCTTTAGGCTTCGATACTTATTATTGGGATGGTGAAGGTTTTACAGATAATGAAGAAGAAGCTATGTTATATCAAACGAATAAAGATATTGAATTTGTAAAAAATAATTTGTTCACGACAAAGTTGGGCAAAAAAATTCTTAAGGCAGCAGGGGAATATAAAGACAGGATAGAGATCGACAATTTTTAGCAACATACCATCAAAACGGCATTTGAACGTCTTTTAAACAATAAGAGGAGGAATGTTAACTATGGAAAGAAAATCAGATATCGGACTTGATAATTATCAGGGCAATGCTCAATGGATGGTTGATGTTACCTTGAAAATTATTGAAGAATAGGTATATAACAGCAGCGCGGGAGACTTTCACAGTCTCCCATAACAGGTAATCAAAACTGGATTTTATTTTGAAATAATAACAAGGAGGCTTAAACAATGAGAATTTATGTATTGATTGATGGAGCATTTACTAACCGTAAAATTATTACTGTAAGCGACAGTCTCGAAAGGGTTGTTAATGTTGCCAAACAGCAAAAATCAACTGATGATCTTAAAATTGAAATACACAATGACAAAAATGATGAGTCATACGTTTCAACAATTTTAATTGAGACGGCAGAAAAATTAATTGAATTAGACAAAAGGGAAAGAAAACCTGATAACAATTTTAATTTTGAGGACTTACTAAAAGATGCAGAATAATAACAGTCGGATTGTAGCCGATGCAATCCAATAACATGCAATCAAAAAAGGAGAAATGAACAAATGAAAAAATTTAACGAATTGAACGCAACAAACAGGATAGAGATTGACAATTTTTAGCAGCATACCATGAAAACCGAATTTCATGATATGAAAGGAGGAATTATTAATGGCAAGAGCAAAAACTTTCAAAGATCATTATGGAAAACGTGACACTATTGGATCAAAAGTATATCATTGGCATTATGATAATAGCAAAACAACAGAAGAAGAAAAATTAATCAAGCAAAAGCAGTAATTGATATTGTAAGGGGTGGAGCAGGCGGAACAAAGATCAAACTAGAAGGTGAGAAAATCTATGTAACTGCTTCAAGCTATGCTATAATAGAGTAAAAAAGTAGGTGATTAATGAACAAGCAAAGGAAAAAGGTATTGATCTTTCATTGTATGAATTTATCTATGAGTAACAAATGGAACGGAGGGAAAAATTAAAATGGATAAAGCAATTCAGTTACAAATGGCATACATGAAAAATGATAAAATCGGGCTTTTCGATTGGAAATCGTTCTATAAAGAAATCAATTTGCTTGGACTTGAAATTGAGCACACATGGAAATCCCCTTATCCTGATTTGATGCTTGAATTTAATGAAAATCCAGATGAGAAAGAAGAATATGAAAATATATTTAACGATCATAACAAGTATCATCAATGGAATATTTTTGAGACTAAAGCGATTCTTTCAGAAGACAAACCTCATTTCCATAAAAAAAGATTACTTGCAGAATTGACTTTCAAATATTCATTTCATTTTAACGAAATAGAAGATGTACAATTTAGGCTTATTGATTCAAGAGTTTGGGAAGTTTTGGTACATGGTGGAGATGGTGGAAATTTCAAATTTAAAGAAATTGAAGGTCATTATATTATTACTGAAGGTCTTCAATCTGGTATCTATACAAAAG